ATGATTCAGTGTAAACGGGTGTATGACCCGCAGGAAAGCAGCGACGGCTATCGGGTGCTGGTCGACCGTCTCTGGCCGCGGGGGATTAAAAAAGAGGCGCTGGCCTGTGATGAGTGGTGTAAGGAGTTAACGCCTTCCGCTGAGCTGCGCAAAGCCTTTCACGGCGAGGCGATCGATTTCGCCCACTTCAGCCAGCGCTATCGTCAGGAGCTCGACGCCCATCGCGAAACGGGCCTGCGGCTGGCGGCGCTGGCGCAACGCCAGCCGCTGACGCTGCTGTACGCTGCGAAGAACACCGAGCAGAATCATGCCCGGGTGTTGGCCGCCTGGCTGGCGGCCCTGCCGGTTACGATTTAGCCGGATGATCCCGGCGCCACAGCGCCCACTCGTCGAGGGTTTCGCCGCTGGGTAGTTTGCACTGGGTGCTGACGCCCTGCGGCGTTTGCACCGGCACCCGGGTGCCGCCGGATTGCTGACAGTATACCGCCGCGGGGTTGGGCATGCCGATGGTTTTCGTCGGCGCAGTGGGCTGCTGCTGGGCACAGCCGGCTAATACCAGTGGCAGAATAGCCAGTAGCTTTTTCATTGTTCCTCCCTTTCCTGAATGCCCGGGGATTTTAGCCTGAATCTCCACGTTTTCTCCATCTTGCCTGCACTTTTCCCCCGTAGAGTAGCCCTGTTCTCGAACTGACCAGAGAACAGATCATTCCATAATCAATGAGTTTTTCCCCGTCGCCCCCGACGGGGCTTTTTTTTGGGATTTAATAAATTGAAATAAAAGGATTTATTTCAAAAGTGTCCACATATCGACCACATTGACAAGAATAGCCCCCTTTCCAGGGGGCTATTTTTATACTGCAAGACTAAGTTGACTGTTCCCGTAATGAGAAGCCGGGAAAGCATCGCCGGGGATAAATCCTGGCGGCAAAGGATCTGCGCTGGTTGAGCGCTTCGTTACTCTGCGCTCTACGGTGTTAAGTGTCGTGAATGACTCGCTGCATTCAAGATTCTGGCATTGATGATATTGCCGGATGGTGAACTCGCTTAACCGGCGGCTGGTGCGGGTGCGGGCGTTTGCGCCGCAGTAGGGACAAACAAACATGATGATCTCCCATAGGGAGTTGAACTCACGGCTATTATGGCCGCTACTGTTCAGTTTCTGCAATCCAGTCGCTTATTTTCGCTTCAAGCTCCATTTTCGTGGTAAATCCGTTATCACCGATTACATGTTCCGCTCTGGCAATGATCCAATCCTGAGTATCGATTTCAGGCTTAAAGCCCGACACGGTCAGATGCATACCCGGGTATAAATCGGCGCGGCCGCGCGCCAGGGTTATCGAAAACTGTGCTGCGCCTTTCTGGAGTTGTATCCATTTTGCCGCAGCTGCGCGCCTGGCCGCCGTTTCGTTCTGATAGGTTTTACGCAAAACATACACGTTACCTTCAGCGCCTTCCATGTAATCCCCCTCCGGCCGGCTGCTTTTCTCCTCAGCCTTTTTTCTGGCAGTATTTGTTTTGCGCTTAGTGACCTTGACCGGTTTTTTCTTGCCGAAATTAAGATCCAGCCAGTACGCCCGCACACCAGTGTAAGCATCACGATCGGCAATGCGGAACCTGTGACGATCTCCGCTGGCACGGGTTATCTCAGCCGATGGCAGCGCCCTACCGGATGCACTGACGCCGCCCCCAGGCAGGATAAACAGCAGACAGCCATTTTTCACGGTGGCAATGGCCCCCAACATCTCCGCCATGCGCGTTAAAAACGACATGTCGCTCTCTTCGGTCTGATCCGCATGGTCGATCTCAATGTCGATCAGGGCCTCGCTAATCATCGGCTTCAGGTCATAACGCCGGGCTATGGCCGATACCACCCGCTCTACCGTCACATCATGCCAGGACACCTCCCGCCTGACGTTCATCTCTTCGCGAAAATCAGCGCTGTGCGCGGTGATGTCGATTACATCCGGCGGCCCGCTATGCCCCACCTCGTCAACGGTGTAGAGACCTTTGTAGATCAACGCCTCACCCAGCCAGCCGATGGACACCGCCAGCTCCGCACCGCGTGGGGGTAAATCCGTTACTCCGTCAGAGTCATCTACTGACAGAGTTAGCTGATCAGCATCAAAACCGTTGTTATCTGTAACAGATAGCGAGGTGATGCGGTCGGCCAGTTCAGTCAGGGCGACCCCACCCAACGTGATACTAAAATCCGGTGTCTTTACGACCTCACTTAATTTTTCTAAATACCCTTCGGCTGCTGTTGTTAGCGTGTCTGCTATCGACATAACTCCCCCGTTTTTTGCTGATGATTCCATGCCCGCGCGCGGGGCTGAATCCCTTTTTGTTGTCAGCGAACGGGCAGACCGGCAACCAGGCGACGCCAGCAGACTTAACGTTGAATATGGCCCTGAACTCAAAGAGCAACATGATGGTGAACTTATGTCTGAAACTCGTTTTCACGGCGTCCGCTCTCGCGAAAATACCGACCTACAGCAGGCAATCAATGACATTGATTCCAGCGTGATCGGTATTGTCGCGGTTGCTGATGACGCCGATCCGGAAACCTTCCCGCTCAATACGCCGGTTCTGCTGACTCGGGTGCGTAACGTCCTCGGCAAGGCAGGTAAAACCGGGTCACTTTACAAAGCTCTCAAAGCCATTTCCGATCAGTGCAGCCCGCGTGTTGTGATTGTCCGGGTGGAAGAGGCTTCCGATAACGGCGCCAGTCAATCTCAGGTCGTTATTGGCGGAACAGATGGCGACAGCTACACGGGAATGTATGCCCTGCTGACGGCGGAGGCCAAAACCGGCTATCGCCCGCGCATCCTGGCGGTGCCGGACTACGACACCGAGGAGGTAACGTCACAGCTTTGCGTGATTGCCCAGAATCTTCGGGCTTTTGTTTATGCCGGTTGTAACGGCTGCGCGACCATGGCGGAGGCTATTGCTTATCGCAAAACCTTCGCTTACCGCGAGCTGATGCTGATCTGGCCGGACTTCATCGCTTACAACCCCCTGACGGATGATAACGAAACGTTTCCTGCCCCGGCATACGCCTGCGGCCTGCGCGCCGCTATTGATAACAGCCAGGGCTGGCACAAATCGCTGTCGAATGTTGTGGTGAATAACGTTCTGGGTATTTCGAAAGATGTGTTCTGGGCATTGCAGGCAGAAGACAGCGACGCTAACGAGCTGAACAACAACGAAATCACGACGCTTATCAAGCGTGACGGTTTCCGCTTCTGGGGTAACCGCACCACGGACACCGAAACCTACACTTTTGAGGTGTTTACCCGTACCGCGCAGATCCTGGCGGACAGTATTGCGGAGGCGCAATTTACCTCTGTTGACAGCCCGCTCACTCCGGCCAACGTGAAAGATGTGGTAAGCGGCATCCGCTCTGCTCTCAGCAAAAAAGTCACTGCCGGCCAGCTTATCGGCGCTGACTGCTGGTATGACACGCTGGACAACGGCACCACGGATTTGCGCCAGGGAAAACTGATTGTGCGCTATAACTACAGCCCGGTCCCACCGCTTGAAGATCTGACGCTATACCAGACCTTTACTGATGATTTTTACGAACCGGCGTTCGCGTCGCTCGGGGGTGAATAATGGCTATTCCTCACAAACTGCGGCTTTTTAGCTGCTTTGTTAACGGCGACAACTATCTGGGAAAAGTGACCTCTTTCACTCGCCCCAAACTGTCACGAAAGGTAGAGGACTATCAGGGCGGTGGCATGCTGGGTGCGGTCGGTGTTGATCTCGGCCTTGAGGCTGGCGCGCTGGATTCCACCATTGTTTTTGGCGGCGTCATTAAGGCTCTGTTTCTCGAATACGGAGCAGAAATTGACGGCACGCGGCTGCGCTTTGCGGGTGAATATTTCACTGATGGCGAAAGCCAGCTTGTCGAGGTGGAGCTGCGCGGGCGATTTACTGAACTCGACGGTGGAGATTCAAAACAGGGAGAAGACACCGAGGAAAGCTACACCTTTAAATCCACCTACTACAAATTCTCCATAGATGATCAGCCCATTATCGAAATCGATCTGCTGAATTTCATCTACAAAAAGAACGGTCAGAACATGTTCCCGGACCGCATCACCTCTGCCCTTGGCATGGGCAATTGATAACCTTTAAGAGGGTGGCAAAGATGCCGCCCGGAGATTTTAAACATGGCTAAAAAAACTAAAAACCTGTTCACGCTGATGCAGCCGGTAGTTCGTAAAGACAGTGAGATCGGTCAGGTGGAAATCACTGGCGCCATCAGTCAGGCCGGATCATTGCGCGGCCTGAATCTTATCCGCGTTGCCAATATGGATGCAGACTCAATTGCCACGCTGTTGACGCGAGTCACCGCGCCTGCGCTGACACAAAAAGAAATCAACGAAATGCACACCCTGGACTTTATCGGGCTGGCAGAGCTTCTGGTCCCTTTCTTGAATCCGCCGGAGCCTGGAGCGTCGAACGTGGCGGAGACGGAGAGCGAGTAATCACCGTCGCGTTTGACCAGATCGACGATCTGGTTGCTGATATTGCCGTTATTTTTAACTGGCCGCCCTCTGAAGTTTTCGGCATGGATCTTGGCGAGGTGATAGCCTGGCGCAAGCGGGCGGCGCTTCGAAGTGGTGCCAGTGATGAAGAGTCTTGATATACGCGTTGCTTTCAGCGCGATCGACAGATTTACCCGCCCCGTTAATGCTGCCCGCCAGAGTGCGGGCGGCCTTTCCGACTCCCTCAGAAAAACACAATCCACCCTGAAAGGGCTCGATAAGAGCAGTGCCACTTTTCAGCGAATGACCGCAGCCGTCGGCAAAACCGATCGTTCCATCTCACGTGCCCGCGCCCGCTTTGATGGCTTGTCAGAAGCGCAACGTAAAAACGGGACGCTGACGGAAAAACAGCAAATACTAATGTCACGACTGGGTGAGCGGCTTGATCGGTTGACCGCAAAACGTGTGACGGAAGTGGCCCGCCTCCGTGAGAGTGCATCAGCCCTGCGCCAGCATGGCGTCATGCTTTCCGGTAGTAGCGCCACCATAGGCAACGCAATACGCCGCACAGAACAATACAACCAATCCCTTGAACGGGAAAAACGGCAACTTGCTGCGGTCACTCAAGCTCGTAAACGTTACGAGGGTGCGCAGCAGATGGCCGGGAAGTTGCGCTCTGGCGGTGCCATAGCATTAGGTACAGCAACCGCTACCGGGTATGGCGCAGGACGCTTCCTGTCGCCTGCTGTTGGTTTTGATGAGGAAATGTCAAACGTCCAGGCGCTGACGCGGCTCGATAAAAGCGATTCACAACTAGCCGCCCTGCGTGCTCAGGCAAAAAAACTCGGTGCTGAAACCGCCTTCACCACACGTGACGCCGCCAGCGGCCAGGCCTTTCTGGCAATGGCGGGCTTCACACCAGATGCTATCCGTGCCGCACTGCCCGGCGTGCTCAATATGGCGCTGGCAGGCAGCATGGAACTGGGTGAAACGGCAGACATCGGCTCAAACATTCTTTCACAGTTCGCCCTCGACGCCGGAGAAATGGACCGCGTCAGCGATGTGCTGACAGGTACATTTACCCGTACCAATACCACGCTTAGCAGCCTCGGCGAGACAATGAAAGTTGTCGGGCCGGTAGCGGCGGGACTTGGGATTAGCCTGGAAGAAGCCGCAGCGATGACCGGCACGCTGGCGCGCGTGGGTATTCGCGGTAGCGAGGCCGGTACGGCAATGCGTCGCTCCCTCTCCCGCCTGGCCTCCCCCACTACGGCAGCCAAAAAGGCACTCAAAGAGCTGGGAGTGGAGACTGCCGACGCAAGCGGAAAGATGCGACGTCCGTTCGATATTCTTCTCGATCTACAAAAACGCGTTTCCCGCTTTGGCGAGGTGGATCAGGTTTCATTTTTCAAAGATATCGCCGGAGAAGAGGGTTTTACGAGCCTCCAGTCTTTGGTCAACGGCGCAGGTGATGGCTACCTCCAGTCACTCTATGAACAAATTGCAGAAGCACATAAAAATCAGGAGGCGTTCGCCGTCGCTAACAAGAAGAAAGACAACCTTGGCGGCGATTTGAAGGAGCTGGACAGCGCGTGGGAGGCGTTCCGCATTTCTGTGGCTGAGACAGTAGACGGCACATTGCGCAGACTGACACAGGGGCTTAGCCGGGTTATTGGCACTGTTCAAAGCTGGGTAGAAGAAAACCCCAGACTTTCACAAACGTTGTTACTCGCCGGTGGTACTGCACTGGCATTAACCGCAGTAATTGGCGGTATGTCATTAGCTGCTGGTCTACTTTTAGGGCCGCTTGCAAAGCTCAGGCTGGGGTTTGCGCTGCTGTCCGGCGGGAGCGGCATCGGAGGTACGGTATCAGCGTTCCGCATATTGAGTGCTGTGGGCGGCAGTTCACTGGCAAAAATCAGCGGATGGCGTGCCTTACTCGGCGGTCTGGCTGGACGCGCCAGCGTATTAACCGGGTTGATGGTAACCCTGCGCGGCGCGTTACTTGGCGCCTTTTCCTCTCCGGGGACGGCGATAAGCGCCCTGTCAAAAGGCGTTGGCGGGCTGGCGCTGCGGCTAACCGGGATCCCTGCTCTGCTCGGTATTGTGAAAGGTGGAATTACGACACTGGGCGGCGGATTATCAATGCTCTTGAGCCCAATCGGTTTAGTGGGTGCTGCGTTTGTAGCTGCTGGGGTACTGATCTGGAAATACTGGGGACCAATTAAGGCCTTCTTTAGCGGTTTTTTTACAGGTGTCATCCAGGGGTTAGCGCCTGTTTATAACGCATTTTTCCGGCTGGCGCCCGTTTTCGGGGCCATTGGGGATGGCGTCAAAAACGTCTGGAACTGGTTTAAAAAAGTATTAACGCCCGTTGAGGAGAGTCGTGAAGAGCTAAACAAGTGCGCCAGCGCCGGGCAGACCTTTGGCGAGGTCCTGGGGACCGCACTTAGCGTTCTGCTTTGGCCCCTTCAGAAGTTAATGGAAGGCGTCGGCTGGTTACTGGAGAAGCTCGATCTCATCCCCGATGGCATTGAAAGAGCCAGGCTGGAAGCAGCCAGACTCAGGGCTATTCCGGTTATGTGGGAATGGGATGAAAAATCCGAGCGCATGGTTAAAAGGGAGTGGCAATGGTCATCTGAAAAGCCTGCAAGCAAAGGCAGCGCCCCGCCGCCTAATGTGCTGGGGGGAAACTCTGGAACAGAGCGGCGGCTGGGCCAAATAGCGGATAACACTAAAGGCCTTTTAGATGAGGAAAAGCGAAAACGTATCGGGCCGGGTGACATTGTATTTAAAAATCTCCCCCCAGCCTTTGCGGTGCGTGGTGAATGGCAGGAATCGAGGCTTGTCCGCCAGTCTGTCAGCGCTCGCCCGGTTATTGCCGCTGGCGAACCATTGATCAAACAGACGCAGGCATGGCAACCAGTACGCCGAAATCAACGCGCCCACACGGCGGCTGCGGCTTCAGGTGATAGTTTTTCCGGTGATATTCATGTTCATCTGCATGGTATTCAAAGCAGCAATCCGCGCGAACTGGCGCGACTTGTTGGCGAAGCTGTCCGCGCAGAAATGGACAAACAGCAACGCGTTGCCCGGGGTTCGTTCCGGGACCATGAGTGACAGGAGTTATAGCTATGATGATGGTATTAGGGCTCTTTGTTTTTGAACTCAGGACACTGCCCTATCAGCAATTGCAGCTGTCCCGTAACTGGCGGCACGTTAAGAATGACCGTGTGGGCCGGAGCGCAAAATGGCAGTACGTTGGCGCCGGCGAGAACCAGCTGACGCTAGGTGGATTGCTGTATCCTGAAATCACTGGCGGCAACCTGTCGCTGAGTACTGTCTCGACAATGGCCTACACCGGGCTGGCCTGGCCGCTGATTGATGGTGTCGGCTCTATTTACGGGATGTATGTCATCACGGGTTTGCAAGAAACTCATCAGGAGTTCGATCGTTACGGCAAAGCGAAAAGAATTGAGTTCACGCTTTCGCTGCAAAGGGTTGATGAAGATATCAGAGAGGGGCTGCAAAGCGCCTCTGTCAGCGACCTGATGGCAACGCTAAACGAAGGTGTGGGGACTGCATTAATTACAACTCACGAGAAGCTCGCGGTCTAAATTCCTGAGCTGCAGCACTGTCATTAATGACAATACTTATATTAGCTTAGCTTTATTTGGAAACTTTTATAGCGCAGAGTCTAACCAAATCTGACAAACAGCTCTGAGCCAGGAAGTTAATAACCTGGAAAAGTATTTAGGATTTGCATGGCAGGAATAGATTTTATGAAATATTGGTGATATTGTAAGGCTTGTTAATATAAATTATACTAACAGACCACCTCAACAAATCAAAAAGGATTATTAGCTATGATTGATGCGCTTATTAGAAACTTACAGAGTGATATTGCACTACTTCAACTTTATATCGCACAACGCAAAAAGGCTGGTTTTCACGACATGGAAAGAATGATTGAGTCATTGACCATCTTTATGTTTCGCGCACTACGAATGGGAGAAATGAAAAATATGAATCAGATTAAAGTAAATTTTCCCGCTATTGATCTAGCTGACAGCCAAAATATGATAGCTGTTCAGGTTACCACAAATGCAAGCCCAGCAAAAATAAAGGAAACCATCTCGGCCTTTGAAAAAAAGAATGAATTTGGAGTGAGTCTAAAAGATAAATTCTCTGTTTTATATATTTTTGGTTTTTGTAACGCATCAAAATACCAAGCTCCCAAATATTGTAAAATAGTTGACCCTAGCTTTTTTATAAATGAACTATGTGATAAAGCAGATGAAGATATGATTCAGGATATGCTTGATGCTATCCGACGCCATAAAGATTATACTTCGCTACACCCTTGGAGTGATAAAGATTCTCTTGAAATAATACTCAACATTATTAATCGCAATGCAATTAAACATCAAATGCGTTATGAAGGCAGTATATCTGACATGCTTACCGGCTTAAAAGAAATTAATGAATTAATAACAAAAGGAACAATCCAACGTAAGCAACGATCAAAATCGATCTCTGACTTCAAAGATCAAAACATAATTAATTTTTTGAGAGATGTAATGGATGATCTGTCTGTCATTCAAGCAATAGTAAATAAATCAAAAGATGAACATCATGACATTGTTTACATTAGCCACGAAGATATGACCATCATTGATAAATTAAAAGCTAAAATAGCAGATGACTCATCCAAAATTGCTAGTCTGAATAATATCAAATTAAAACTAAGTGTTGTGAGGTTATAAACAAAGACCTAGCACAACATGATAATTACCAGCGGGCTTCATTAAGTTATTTTTACTTGAAGCCTCATTACCAGCCAAACAAGAAAGCATCCTGACGCAAACTGCACGCCAGGCTTGTCCACTCACCATTATCCTACATTCGAGGACTAGTGTGTTCACTAGACTTGCAGTTCAATCGTCACATTCTCAAGCTGAGTATATTCTTCACAGATAATATCAGCTTTAACAATGTGCTTTCCCGTATTCAAAGGCACAATCATGTACTCATCACTAAATGTTATTAACCTTGTATGAATTAAGCTATCTATTTTAATTGTTATAGTGTTGCCATCCAGCAAAGTATAAAATGAAGCATTAGCCAGTTTGGGAACTTTGAAAAAATTGGCATCTTTGAAATTATTCGTTGCGATCAAACCGTTCAAATATAATGAATCATAAATAGAACGTAATTCCGAGGAATTCAAATCGTCCTGTTTTTTCTGATAACATTCTTGCGCGTCGGTTAGCGGATTGGAAGGGACTGGAGATTTAGGTTCTTCCGGCTTTTCATCAATTTTATATATGAGGATTTCTGGAGGAAAGGTTAAATCTATAAATATATTATTTGCTTTAGCGGTTCCTTCATTGGAAATTTCAATTCTTAACGCGGTAGAATAGTTTTCTATTTTGTAGTATTTTTCGCCTTCAATGTTAAACTGTTCAAGCTCAGATTCACTAGGGATGCGGCTATTATACAACTCGATATCACCCTCTGTAATAAATTCAAGGAGGTGTGGTTCGATGTAATTTATATTTAACGCTTCAGGCATACTAACCTTTGCAAATGAATTGAATTTTTCATCAACAGATGGATGATTAATGTACAACTTAATATCTGGTTTTTTTATTTCTATCTTTGACTCAAGTAACGTGATTTTTTCTCTTAATTCTCTATTCTCTTTGCTTAGAACTGATAACTCGTTGGATAGAGACTCACTAACAACAGTATTGTCTCCGCGTATCCAGCCTATCCCCGGCTTTTGCATAATCTGCTTCATTAAAGAAACTGAAACATTTTTTATTAATTGGTCTTTTGTGTCCCAAAACTGTGACATTTTAGAATTTTTTAGAACAATGTCGCGGAATTTTTTAATGTCAGTGAGATCATCATCTCGTTTATCTCCAGATAAAGCCACACTGTCTTTCATTAAGAATGCAAGAATAGGGATTTTTTTCTCTAAGGCATAATTATATTCTTTATGGGTGAAACTTATCCCGTCGGACGTTTTTGAGCCATATCTTAACCCTAACACTAAGATGTAATAATCACTTACTTCTATAGTTCTTCTTATTATTTCCCATTGATCTTCATCTTCTGCGCTGAACATTTCCATGCCAATCGGGATATGATACAATTCTAGGACGGCTTTGATGATGCTTTCCCTTTCTTCCACCAAATCTGTATAGGTGGAGCTCAAAAATACCTGATATTTTTTTTCCATAATACCTTCTGTAAATTAGAATAACTTGTTAGTGAAGATTAGTTCTACCGATTGGTCTTGACTAAGAGGCCTCTATGTCGGATTACAATGTTGCTGTGCATGCTACTTTCTGAAATGTACACGGCAAAATTCCAATTTATAGACCATTCTGGAGCAAAACGGCCTTTTCGACAACTCTCAACATACAGAACCGAGGTTGGGCAAAGAACGGCTAAGTAAGCGCTTACGGTTGCGTCTGTGTGGCCTGCTCCCACTTTTTTGGTAAAAGCGAAATTAGTGATACCTCCGTCTGGATGTAAAAAACTATGAATTTCCGCTTCTCGCTTAAAGCAGGCTGTCAAATTTGATTTTACGCTACAGACGAATACTGTCAGGTCAAGTCTGAGTCAATACACGTACTCGATACCGGCAAAAACGGCCATTACTGATCGTGTTGTGTTATGCCGTGCGTTTCCACAGACAGAGGGTAACGTATTCGTTAGTCACATCGAGCGCATCGTTTGCGACTTCCTGTTCGCCTGCTGAGTCGCTATAAGTTCCTGCTGTCATATTGAGCGGCCCGCTCTTCTGGTTGTCCGTGCCGTGTGTCGTGGTCGGATCCCAGGTCTCACCAGGTGATCTGTCACCCGATTTGTGCCAGTGCGGCGGAAGGTTGCTGGCTGCGATTTTTACCTTATTGCTGCCGCCGGTCGCACCGTGCTGAGAACCAATGCGTACTACCCTGTCGGCAAAAGCATTGCTTAAACTCTCCCAGGTCTGCCACGGAAAACGCTCAGCCGGGCTTTTTTCGCTAGGGATAATGATCCCAGGATAAAGAATGGCGTCAACGATACCCTTAAACCCCTCGCCGTCACTGTTCAGCCCCAGATTCTCGCGCGCACTTTCAGCGTTGGTTAAATCAGAGAGGTTACTCTCTTTTTGCAGTGCGCCGGTAATACGTGAATCATCTCCCGCCGCCACCGTTCCCTCCGTGGTGCCCACGTCCCGCGTGGCTGAATTCCCCAGCCCCAGATTTTCCCGGGCCTCTTCTATATCGTTTAAATCAGCAAGGTTTTGTGTTCGCCGCAGATAGCGTTTATCACCCGTTTCCTGCGTGAGAGTGGCAAGCGCCGGATCGATAACAAGCTGCACGCTTGAGGTATGGGTCAACGTCAGCACCAGCGTCAGAATGATCTCTTTGATAATGGAATCAGATTGCGCCGGGAGGTACGTCGCCGGGTACACGCCGTAAGCGATGAGCGTACCCTTAGCACTGACCAGCCCCGCCTCTCTTAGAGTTTTACCCGGATAATCCCGGCAGTTGATAACAATCTGACCGCTGATAAACCCCTCATTGCTTGAATCAGAGTCAAAGGTTTCACGGCCAAACTGACCAAAAAGCGCGGTCACCGCCGCCAGGTCATCGGGTTCGGTCGGCAATGTCACGCCGCCACCATCGCCGATCAGTACGGCGGTAATATCCACGACCTCCCCCGCCTGATACGCGGCCTCGATTTCAGCGGCGCCCGCCGTCGTTAGTGTCAGTCCTGTTGCCATAGTGTTTCCTCTGCTTCAATGCCATACACACTGGCAAGGCGATTGTAAAAATCTTCACTGACGGTTTTGCTGTCAGCATCAATATCGCTTTCAACGGGATGAATAACTCCCGCAGCCTGGAGCATTTGCAGGTATTCCAGGAAAAATTCATCGGTCTGGCAAAATCCGATCAAGCTTTTAATTTGATTGAATGTTTTCATATTTTATTCGTTATCCAGTTACCGGGTAAATCTGCGAAATCGTCCAGGCTGGTACAGTTGTAGAACGCGTAATAATGCGCCGTGACGTTTGGCACCTTGCCCACAAATACCAGGCCCTTACCCGTGAGGGCAGAGCATCCCCTGAATGTGGCCGTCGTGGTGACAATCGTCGAATAACTGCTGAGGTTGAATATCGTGCTGACGTTGGTTTTCAGTTGCACGCAGCCGTCAAACAGGTAGCCGATTGTCGTGGCCGGTAAGTTATTCAGCAGACCGGGCCCGACCTCTTCCAGTGCGATGCACTCGGCAAACACATTAGTGAATGTCGTGGCGTTGATACTGGCGACAAAAAGACCGGTAGGCACTGAGCGCAGGTTTTTACATCCCCTGAAGGTCTGGCCGTAGGCCGTCACCAGCGGGTTACCACTGAACAGATTTTCCGGTATTTCCACCACGCCGGTATTCTGGAACGTTGCGCCGAATGCGGTGATAAGCGGGCACGATGCAAACAACGACGGCGGAATGCTCACCAGCGCCGCGCAGCCGTAGAACGTAGAACCGGCACTGATCAGCAGGGTGTTATGTTTCAGTAAATCAGCAGGCAATACCGCCAGCGCAGTACAGCCGGAGAACGTCAGCGTCAGGGAGGTCAGGTTGACACAACCCGCAAACAGATCGGACGGTAGCGCGGCCAGCGCGGTGCAGTCCTGGAAGGTGCTCCCCATTGCCGTCAGAGAGGTCAGATCGCTGAACAGCTTTTCAGGCAGTACGGCAAGGCCCGAGCACTGGTTAAACAGGCCGGTGACATTCGTCACTTTGCTGCATCCTGCAAACATATCCCCGGCCAGCGATACCAGCGCCGTGCAGCCCATAAATGTATAGGTCAGGTTAGTCAGTGAACTACAGTCACGGAATGCCCCGGCCCCGATGTTTTTCAGGGATGTACATTGGGTGAATGCATAATAGAACGTCGTGACCAGTGATTTACCTGCAAAGGCCTCTGCTCTGACGGCTGTCAGTGAAGAACAGGCATAGAAAGCCCGGTCAAAGCTCGTTGCCTTGTTACAGTCCACAAACGACGGTAGCGCCGTTAATGCAGTGCAACTATTGAAGACGCTGGCAAAGGTAGTTGCACTGACACACCCCTCAAAAATATCATCGCCCACTTCTTCCAGAACACGGCAATAGTAAAAAGCGGAGGAAAATGTTTGCGCAAGCGCACAGCCAGAAAACACAGCTTTTCCCGCTTTTACCAGTGAAGAACAGCCGGAAAAAACGGTTCCAAAATGGTTAACCAGGGGTAAATCCTTAAAGAATTCATCAGGTACAGAAAGCAGTTGCGTGCATCCACTGAATGCCCCGCCGAAATGCGTAGCTTCCAGGCAGTGGCGGAACAGGCGCGGCGGTAGCTGCGTCAGCGCCGTGCAACTCCTGAAAATCGCCGTAAAGACGCCACCAGGCACATCGCTGAATAAATCTGCTGACAATGTTGTCAGCGCACGGCATCCATCGAAGGTATAGCCGAAGTTATTTCCACTGACACACCCGTCAAAAATACCCGTCCCGGTATCGATAAGGGATGTGCATCCCGAAAACGCACTGGTGAAATGCGTCGCAGCAGCACAGCCCCGGAATGTGTTTTTGCCAGCACTCAGCAGGCGCGTGCAGCTCTCAAACACCGAGGTGAATAGCGTTATCTGAGATAATTCGCTGAACAGCCCATCAGGAACAGCAGCCAGTGCCGTGCAGCCATAAAACGCCGACGAGAAATCTGTGGCACCAGTAAACCGCGCAAATAAACCCTCTGGCAGTTCAGTCAGCGATGAGCAGCCCCGGAAAATGGAGGTACATTTCTGGATATTTGGCAGATCGTCAAAAGCCCCTGCATGGACCTTGTGAAGGGCAGTTGCGCCACTCGCGAAAGAAACAAGATTGTCCCTTTCTCCCGTCAAAAGAATGATTTCCTGCACGGGGTTCAACGTTACTGAAACGTTACCCGACGTGCGCTGGAAACTGGCGGTTTCTGTGTTCTTAACCGTTATTGTGTACTCTTCTCCCTCTACAACGTCACGCGTCGGAATAACCCAGCCGTACACAGCACTGGCAGCATCAAAACGGTATTCCCGGCTGTCTGTTCCGTCGCCATAATCAATCGTGAAATCCTCATCCATGCGCACGTAGAACAACGGACGGCTTGCATTGTCGATGCGGGTGATGAACTTCATCACCGCGACTACTTTCACGTTGATCACCGCGCTGACGCCGTTAATCGTCGTGACGGTGACCGAACAGGTGCCCCGCTTCACGCCCGTAACCAGAATAGCGCCGTTGACAATTCGGGCAGTCGCGATTGTTTTATCCGACGTGGTTACCGTAAAGGTTTTATCTTCCGCGTATTCAGGGAGGATGGTCACCGTGACCGTTTCCGCGTCACCAGGGGCCAGATTCAGCTCGTAGCGGGATAAAATCACCTGCAACGGGACAAAGCGCGGCGTGATTTTCTCCGTGGCGTACATGTAACCGGCCGCATATGAGGTTCCCTGAAGTCGGCCAAATACATGAACGGAAAACCAGCTGCGCAGGTTCCTGGCGCGCAGCACCGCCAGTTTCAGATCCTGCTGGTCGTATTCCGTCACCGGCAAATCGTTCTGATAAACGTTCAGGCGAAAGGTATACGGATCCCCTTTCGGGTTCTGATTGAACCATTCAACAATATCCGTCCCAAAAGGACTGTCCACCAGGGCATGACGGACGGCGGCGACCGTCCCGCGATGGCGGTGGATATAGTGGGCGCGCTTAATCGCATCGCGTTTCTTTTGTTCTGACCAGTTAATATTCCAGGTATCAACCTGGTATTCCCACGCCAACCACGGCAGAAGCGCCAGCGGGCAGCTGTCAGGATCCTTCACCCAACGGATCAGATATACCGGCAACCTCTCCAGTGCGGCGGCGCTGGCCCTGTCGATGGCCCGCTCCACGGCGGTTGCGTTGGGTGGCAGAATGCTGGCGGGATAATTAGCGGTCATAGTCCATCACCACAAGATTGATTTTCACAGAGGTGCAATGAGGCGCTTCGCCCATCGTCGCAACGACGTCGGCGGCCGGTGAATGCAAATCGACGGTGACAACGCCGTCCTGATGCAAAGCCCCGTCTATGCCCGACCGTGCAGCGGTGGCGTTGATAAGATGCACTGAGGCGGTGTATTCGTTCAGTGCTGCGGTGGCTTTTTCCAGCACCGTGGCGGTGTCCACGCCGTAAGGGACGTAAATGTCAGCAACCACCTGATAATTCACAATCACAGCGGAACGGACATAATCAGCCACATAATCCGTAATCGGGCGCACGTCCTCCGGGTTCACCGCTGCGAGGACTTTATCGAGCAGAGCCTGCGGGGCGGTTCCATCTCCGGTGCGTGACAGCACGTAGAGGAAAACGCGGCCCTCCTGGTTATGAGTTTCAGGGCCATAGGCGCGCACGTCGAGCACATCCGCATCAGCCCCGCGCGCAAAATAGTGATAGGCATTACGGGCGCCCGCCGTGCTCAGGCGCGCCCATGAGAGCAGCGTGCGGGCGCGCAACTCTTCGTCGCTTTCGTATACGGCGTCCGCCTCGTCGGTGGCTTCAGTAATCAGCAGACGTTCAGTGTCAAAATTCCCCGCGACCTGATCGAGATCCGCCCCCAGGGCGCTGGAAAGCAGCACCGCTCGAACGGCTTCATTGATGCGTTGCAGCAGATGGATCTCGCGATAGGTGAAGGCCTGAGCCAGTGCCGCCATCGGTTCAGATTCCAGCAACAGCGCAGCAGACACAGAAGCCTGAAGTTCCGCAGGCATGGCCGCCACGATAAGCGCCCGGATATCAGCCAGCACCGTTTCAAAATCGGGCACCTCGACGATATCAGGCTGCGGGATCTGAGATAAATCGACGGACGTTTGCACACTAGCTCCTTAACCTGATGGTGTTGCTGGTTTCTGTCATGGTTTCCGTGATGGTGCCGCTCAGCTCGGCAGTCACTGCGCCTGTTTCTGAAAACACCACGTTGACGGTAGTCAGGCTGATCCGCGGCTCCCACTGCGCCAGCGCGATAGCGGCGGCGCCCATCAGCTGCATGCGGGTGACGGCGTTCTGCGGCGCATCGAGCAAATCAGGGATCGCGCTGCCAAAGTCCCGGCGCATCACACGCGAGCCGGTTGGCGTGGTGAGGATTTTTGTCACGGACTGCCAGAGCTGATCGTGATCGGTCAATGCGCCGGTGCCTTCCGGGTTCATCCCGGTATAACTGGCTGTCATTGCGGGCCTCCCGTGGTACTCCCGCCAGACTGCACGCCACCGTGTTTATGTTCGTGTACGGTGATCCCGTTTGACTGCAACACGCCGCCGGAGTGGGTCACATCACCGGCCATCTTTCCACCGTGGGTCAGCTCGAAAGTGTGCGTTTTGAGGTGGTTTGTGCATTCCACCTCCGGCGTGTCAAGCGTGACGCGGGTCTGTGCCTGGATATGCGCGGTTTTAATACCGGTCACGGCCAGCGCTCCGGCATCGTCAGCGGCGTCGTAATGCAGGCGCGCGCCATCGGGTGCGGTGATGCTGATTTCCAGCAGGCTGCTGCCCGTTGGCGGGTTATCTGCGCTGTATGCTGAGCCAATCACAAACGCGCTTTCAGGGTTGCCACCCGGGCAACCGATCCAGACCTGCTCCCCTATCGAGGGCGGCAGCCAGATGCTGAACGCCCCGGCACGGGTCACGTTCCAGCGGATCCAGGTGGTCAGCAGCCTGCCGGAGCGAACGCGCACCGCTTTCTTGTCAGCGCTGATTTGCTCCACCACACCCTGGCGCAGAATGTTTTCCAGCAGGCGCATCAGCTCGGCATTCATGACGCGCCGCCCAGACTGCTGATAGCGGCGTTTTCCGTAGCGATCACGTCTGCCGGGGTCATGCCCAGCAGTTCGCGGGCCGGGTACTGTGCGTAAGCGCCCGGGCCAACTTCATCCTGGAGGCCGTACTGGTGAATACGGGCAATGCGTGCAGCAATGCCGTCAAATCCTACGGTGACGCCGCCCGCGTCCGGTCTGACTTTCATAAAACGCAGGGTGCGCAGGCGGGTAAACATCGGCGCTTTTTTTGTCTCTGTCTGCGTCGCTGATTGCGTTTTGATTTCCAGATACCGCTCGATATCGGCCCGGTAGAAGGTGCGTATACCGCTGCGCTTCTCATCAAAGCCCGTGATTGTCCGGCCATATTTACCGCGCCCGCCCCGCCAGTTTTTCAGCGCCCGGACCTCGTTATTCCAGAAGAACTTGATCCCCTGCTGGGTGCGGTAAACTTTGCGGCGGCGTGCCGTGTAGCTGCTGCCGTCCGGGTTTTTCTGTGACGCGATGCGGCGTTGCTGACTGCGGCGCACTGCCAGGCCAATTTTGCGCGCGGTACGGGTGCGCCCCGCCGGGCTGACGCCGTCGAGAATGTCCTGAAAGACCTGATCCAGCTCGCTGAACATCCGATCGCTCACGCTCCGGCCTCCTGAAGCATGCCTTCAAATACCAGCCCCCAGCCAGAGGCGTGAGGGACCAGCACGCGCGGGCGCGGCTCCGGCAAATGCTCGGCGTACGGCACGCCGTTTTCATCCAGCTGCACAAGCACCCGCTGACGCACCGGCAGCTCAAACATCAGATCGGCGGTGTCGTCGTTGTTAATCAGCGTGGTGAATTTAATCTGCTGGTTTTTATCGGGGTTCAGCAGCAGATCGGGCTGATTAAACCAGAGCCAGGCCATCAGCGGCAGCGTGAAGTCGTCAATGCTCCCGGCGTAGTTCATGACGAACAGCACCAGAGAATAGCGATACATAAAAGACGGTGTTTCACCGGTGGTTTCAATGCCACCCTCTTCAACAAACACCGTCCAGGCTTCCGGGTTTGCCCGGCACCAGGTATTTGCTTTCTCTATGGCGGCGCGGAGTGTGTTTATCTTCAGCATTTATGGCTCCTTTCGGGTGTTCTGGCGTAGACTGTCCCACTGGCGGATCGCCGCTTTGTCAGCATTGCAGGCATCAAGCGCATCCATCAGCCTGTCGCTGAATATCGCCACCGCGCCCCAGGTCACTGGCTTATCCAGCGCCGGGCGTGGCGTCTCTTCGGTCAGGCTCTCCGGGACGGGTTCACGGACCAGTTGAATGATCGGCGCGGGCGGTGCGGTTTTGCAGGCTGCGGCTGACAGCGTCAGGCACAGGAGTAACAGCGCACGTGTCACCATTGAACGCGGCCTGCATTGCTTCACGTCGGCGCTCCCCTTCTGCATTACGCTGTTGCTCACGGACTTTTACCTCTGCCAGTAACTTATGGGTCTGTATGGCGGTCGCCTTCACTTCCTGGATAACCTGGTCGTAACCGGTCGCCGTTTCGGTCAGCAGCTTGTTGCGGGTCCGGGCCTCGCTCAGCTGGTCGGTCTGCCACCAGACAGCAGCCAGCAGGACAAGCATTACAATCACACTGCCCGCGCTCATGACGGCGTACTCAGGCCCAACAGGCACCAGGCTTTAAAATCGTTGCGCCGGTTAACCAGTCCGGGGGAGCGCTTACCGCCCGCATTAACAAAATCAGTCAGCCTGTTGCACATCTGCGGCCATTGCCTGGCCTGAGCATGCTTCCAGATCGTGGTTCTCTGTTTGCGTCCGTTTTTATCGGTGAACCACATCAGCCCGGTGCAGCCCAGATTCAGGGCGGCATCCGTCATGGCCTCAAAGGTGAGCTGCGGCATATCGGCGCCGTGGAAATTGTTATTGATGCAGTTTTCTGCCCGTTGCAGATCGTTGATCCAGCGCCGCGCTATTTCCTGGTTGCTGTATTCGCGGTTTTCCACGCCGCCCGTGGAGCCGATACCAATGGTCAGAGCACCCGCCGTGCAGTAATAAGGCGTGCTGCGGCAGTCTTCCCAACCGGCAATTTTCTGCTGCCCTTCTTTCGACGTTCTGACGCTCCCGGGCGCCAGCGAAATGCCCAAGGCCACAATCACCGCGATCGAACATTTTTTGATGATGTTCTTCATGTCGGGTTATCTCCGTGCAGTTGCTCCAGCAGCTGTCGTTCGCGGTCCGACAGGTTGCGGGTTTCCGCCTGGCGGAGAATCTGCTCGATCAAGTCGTTGCGGCGCTGGCTGGCCTGCTCAATGCGGCGGCGGTGAATCGCCAAACGGACGGCGGAAGCAATCCCCAGAAGAAGGCCAGCCAGCGCCAGCTTTTCGCTGACGGTCATCACACCCACGCCGGTCACCAGGGCGGATGTTGCAAACGCAAAATATTCGTTAATACGATCCAGAGTCATTCCCATAACTGGACGGTTACCCGTTCCACCTCGCTGGTTATCACGGGCATCTCGATCTCCTGCCCGGCGTTCAAAAATATCTGATCGCTCAGTCCCGGATTGGCTTCGAGCACCTTCTCCGTGACACCTGCGGTTTTGCCGTAATGGCGCCAGCAAAGCTGATCAACCGTGTCGTTTTGCAGCGCCCTGACTTTCATCAGAACAGCTCCGCATAAATACGGGCTTCTTCCCGAATGTCAGAGATGCTCCAGCGCCCGTCCCGCCAGAGGTCGTCTATTTGCCTGTCCAGAGCCTCCGCGTCCTTGTCGCCCTTTGGCGTGGTGCCGACGTCCCTGTAACCTTCCAGTACGCTGGCGCGCGTGAAGGAGTAGACCGCACGCCGGAAGCGGTAAACTTTTGCGCTTTCGCCGTTAATCAGCTCGACGGGTTCACCGGCGGAAGTCAGCAGTACAGAAGCCAGCGATTCCGCGCCTTCCGCCTCCCTTTGCTTCCGCCAGTCCTTCAGTTGATCCGCGACGTGCAGCGCGGCCTCCGTAGCCATATGCATCAATCGGGAAGTCGTAATATCACCGGCGATGCGGGCCGCGAGGCGCAGATCGTGGAGTTTTACCGTAGGCCAGAAAGTACCGACGGCAATCTGTGCGCCGCCGTCGTCCACATCCGTCACATCACTCTCTGCGGGCCTGACGGGGCGCTGTGCGATAAAACTCATCGTTGTTTCTCCGGTAGGTCAGGCGGTGGGCTCCCGGTAAAAAGACCGCATAACGGGCAGATCGCCGGGCGCGCCGCCTGTGGCGCGGGGCCAGTTCATTACGCTCAGGCGTTTACTTTGACGGCGGTTTTCGTTGTCTTTTTTGCCGCCGTTTTGCGGGTAGCTTTTTGGGTGCCGGCCGCCGTTTTCGTCTGCTTGCGCGTTCGTGTTGTTTTTTCTGCTGCGGGTGTTTCGGTTGCCGCTGTATCGCTGGATGAAGGCTCATCTTCCGCATCACCACTCGCCGTGCTGGTCTGCGGCGCCTTCTTCAGCGCGCTGACCAGAGAGGCGATCTCCCGTTTCACACCTGCGCCCGGGTTCAGGCTCATGGCTTCCCGGAAGAGTTTCAGCGCTTCGCCTTTGGTTTCCGCGTCTTCCGTGTCGCGACGACAAAACGCCCTCACCTTGCACAGCTTCGCGCGGACCTCATCCGGCATATCACTGTCAGCCACAATGTCGGCCAGCTCGTCCAGCATGGCGATATAGCCTGACAAATCGGCTCCGGCGTCCGTGGTGGCGAGGTTCAGAATGGGATTGCAGATTTCTTCGGTCAGCACCGTCGGTGCCGGGCGGCGATAGTTGTCATCCGGCATGCTCAGGCCATGCTTAACGACATAGCGCCCGATACGCAGCGCCAGCGCATAGTCGGAGCAGTCCACCGCCCACACCATCAGCGTGGTGATAACCGGATCGGCGCGTCCGCTGTCGCCCTCGATCGTGCCGTCAATCCACCCCTGAAACTCAGGAAGGATGCTGGCCTTTACAGCAGCCTTCGCCTGGCGGGACTGGATCTGGCTTAGCGAGGATTTATGCATATGCAGGCGAAAGAGGATCTGCTCATGCGCGGTGCGCGTCTCCGCGTCACGCTCATCACTGATGCCCCGCCTCTCTGCCATGACCTTCTGAAAGTGTCTTTGTGCCGGTGTCAGCATGGGTTCATTCTCCTGGGCGGGCTTGCTGCCCGCCATGTGATGGGGATTATCAGGCGAATGTCACGCCGTCAATCATGGCAATCATGCCGTACTCTTCAATGACATAGTCATCATTGCTGGACTGGTAAGTCGCCACGCGGTTGTAGTGCGGCTCTTCCCGGATAGAGCGACGCAGGGAGCCTTTCTGGTAGTACACAGAGAGGTTTTTCAGGTTGGTGATGAGCACGACATCTTCAGGAATACCCGGTACAAAAACGGTCGGTAGTCCTCCAATCTTTTCCTGACTGACAATGAGCTGCGCGGCCAGTAGTTCGGTATTCGGATTGGTCTGGCTGAGCGCATTCACTTTCGGCAGGTTCACTTTCAGCAGTAGATCGGACGAGAGCACAGTCACCAGACCGGGAGCGCGGCGGAACCAGGGATCCATAAGGCTGTGACGTGCATCGAGCACGGCGGCATCAATATTGCCGTAGGTGCCTGACGCGATTACCGCGTTATTCTCATCGCGGGAGGTCAGCGAGATACCTGGCATAATGCGCTGCGGCGCTTCATTGCGGATTTTTTGCAGCCAGCCAACGCCGCAATCCTGTAATAACGGATAGGTTGTGCGGTCCGAGTTTTCAGAGTAATGCGTGCCATTAAAGCCAATCATCTGGCGATCCAGCCCCAGCTGACGAGCCATCGCATTACTGATTAATGACTGAAATTCAGGGTGACCGGCCCACGCGTCCAGCTCCGCATACGAAAGCGCATAATCATAGTTGGTTTTGCGGCAGTGGTAGTTCTGCGGCTCTTTGTTATGGTTCAGTGCCGGGTTGCGGCGGTTGGTGCCGTCGGAGCTGTTATTGGTACTCGCCATCGGCCCCTTACTGCCGATTTTTACTTTCTGTCCTTCCTGCTCTTTAACCCCAAAGTGGTTAACCTGCCTCATGAAGTCATCCGACTCCATGGCGGCCTGCTCCAGTTTTTGCTGGATTGTCGGATCAACGCTAAAGCGGTTCGCAACGGCAGAAGGTGAAACGCCGTTCAGCTGCGCCTGTCGCACAATGTAATTATCAAATAGTTCGCGGGTCTGGTTTTCCATGGTTACCTCTTAGAAGTCTGCAAGCTGCGCGCTGCTGTTGCCGGTTGCCGCCGGTCGTGCGCTGTAATTTTCTGCGGGCTGGAGCTGAAGCTGACCGCGCAGCTCGTTAAGTTCGCTGGTCAGTTGCTGAATGGTGGCTTTATCCTGCTGGCGTTCCTGCTCCAGCGTACTGAACCGGTCAATCTGATCGGCCTGAGATTGCGCAACGGCTTCAACAACCTGATGTAGCTGACTGAAACGCTGATCGTCGGTTTTCTGGCCTTTATTGAGAATGCCCATCATGCGGTTAAACCAGTTAGCTCCCTCCTCACTGCGCTGGGCTGCCAGTTCGATCACTTCAGCTTCAAGCGCATCGGAGAACAGCGGCGCCTCAATCTGCTGGTTATTGAAGGCCATCACCTGCGCGCGCTGCTGGGCGGCGAATTTAAGGCGCTCAGTTCCCAGGCTCGCTGGTGTGTCCGTCATCGCCAGGCCGACCACATACGCCTTGCCGTTGAGTGCAAACTGCGGATGCAGCTCAATACTGGAATAGATTTTTTTACCTTCATCGGTGAGCTGCTTCATTCGTGCCGACGCATCGATCTCGGCATAAAGCGCCGTACGACCGGCCAGCGGTCCCTCGGTGATATCCTCCGCGCTTAAAGCAACAACATCCCCCATGGCGCCAAAATTGCTGTCAGGAAGCATGGAGAGATAGTGCTCCACGTTCACGCGAGCGCCGTAAACGGCCGGGTTGTAGCTCGCCGCCGCATCGCGGAGGTGCTGCGGCTGGATCTCGCGCCCGTCAACGGTGGCGCCGGAAACCGCAACGCGAAACTTTTTGCGGGCGGGTTTAGTCGTGCTGGCCATGTCGTTTTATCCTGTTGATTAATGTCAGTCGCTGCATCATCGCAGAGCCTGAAAGCCCGGCGCCACGCGGTTTTGTTGTCGGAGAACGGCCAGACCTGAAAGCCCGAGCCGCGGGGATCGCGCGCAGGTAATCTCCCTGCTCAAAAGGGGGAAGTGATGATTCAGGATGCGTTTATTCGATTGAGGGCAAAGCAGCTCTACTGGCAGGGTTACCCGCCCGCCGAAATTTCGCGACTAATGGGTATCAACTCAAACACGGTTTATTCGTGGAAAAAGCGCGACGCATGGGATGACACAACGCCCATCAAACGGGTGACGCAATCCATTGATACCCGTCTCTGCCAACTGAGCGCGAAAGACAATAAAACCAGTGGCGATTTCAAAGAGATCGATCTGTTAACCCGGCAGTTGAAAAAACTGGATACCGGGCAGGCCTCCACTACCACCGGCGTTAAAAAAACCAGTCGTCGCAAGAAGAAAAATCACTTCTCCGAGGAGCAGATCGAGGCATTACGCTCAAAAATTCTCGACTCTCTCGCATGGCACCAGCGCGGCTGGTATGAGCAGCGCGATCAGCGTAACCGGATGATCCTCAAATCGCGGCAGATTGGGGCAACCTGGTACTTTGCACGCGAGGCATTGCTGGGCGCACTGAGAACGGACGTTAAGCACGACTACCAGCGCAACCAAATTTTTCTGTCAGCATCCCGCAAGCAGGCACTCCAGTTCCGCAACTTCATCCGCAAAGCGGCTGAGGAGGTGGACGTCGAACTTAAAGGCGGTGAGCAAATCACGCTGTCAAACGGCGCGGAGCTGCATTGTCTCGGGACGTCGGCGGCGACGGCGCAGTCGTACACCGGCCACCTGCGATTTGATGAGTTTTTCTGGACAGGAAACTTTATCAACCTGCGCAAGGTTGCCGGCGCCATGGCAACGCTCAAAGGCTTAACGCGCACGTACTTCTCCACGCCATCGAGTGAAAGCCATGAAGCCTATCAGTTCTGGACCGGCGATCGATGGAATGCGAAACGGCCTAAAGCGCAGCGCGTTGATTTTGACGTGTCCTGGAAGAAAACGCATAGCGGCGTGCTTTACCCGGACAAAACGTGGCGGCAGATCGTCACTATTCAGGACGCTATCAACAACGGCTGGGACTACACCGACATTGATGAAATCAGGGACGAAAACAGTCCCGATGAATTTGAAAACCTATACATGTGCGAGTTCGTCAAAGACGGCGAAAGCGCGTTCAATCTTAGCCAGTTATTGGGGTGCGGCGCTGACGGATATGACGACTGGCCAGACTGGAAACCGTTTGCAAGTCGCCCTATGGGCCAACGTGAGGTGTGGCTGGGCTACGACGCCAACGGCGGCAGCGGCAATGGTGATGCCGGTGCTCTGTCCGTGACGGTCCCTCCCCTTGTAGCTGGCGGCCGGTTTCGCACGGTTGAATTGAAGCAGCTGCAAGGGCTGGAGTTTGAGCAGCAGGCGGCGGTCATCAAAGAGGCAGCCGAGCGCTACAACGTCACTCACATCGCCATCGATGGACAAGGCGTCGGGGAGGCGGTCTGGCAGATTGTTAAAAATTGGTTCCCGGCGGCTATTTGCTACCAGATGAGCCTCTCTTCCAAGCGCGCCCTTGTCCTCAAAATGTTACAGGTCATCCGCGCCGGCCGCTGGGAATATGACCGCAGCGAGCAGGGCCTGGTCAGAGCCTTTAACGCTGTTCGTAAAGTTGTTACGCCCGGCGGTTTCATCACTTACGAAACGGACCGATCGCGCGGCGTAAGCCATGGTGATATGGCGTGGGCAACCATGCTTTCGATAATTAATGAACCGTTGGGCCAGGAAAGTGGCGGCGGTGGTTTCGCAATGGGATGGTAACTTTGAAAAAGAAATACGGTAAAAAGCCGATAGCCAGCACCGCCGGCCCTGACATTGTGGAGTCACTGAAGGCCGATCCCGCGTTGACAGCGTTCAGCTTTGACGGACCTTATCCCGTGCGGGATATGGCCGATTTGCTGGACAATCTCTATTGCATGGATAACGGACGATACTATGAGACACCAGTAGATTTTTACGGACTGGCTAAAGCTCCGCGGCAGAGCGCCTGGCATGAGTCGGCGTTGTACTTCAAACGTAATGTGCTCACCGGCTGTTTTATCCCGCACAAACTGCTCAATCGCCAGACCTTTTCCGCGTTTGCGCTGGACTGGTTCACGTTTGGCAATGCCTATCTCGAATTGCCGCGTAATCGTCTGGGCGGCCCGCTTCCCTTCAAACACTCTCTTGCGAAGTACACTCGGCGTGGGAGCGCAGATCTCGATCAATACTGGTTTATCCGGCGCTGGAAAGAAGAGCACACGTTCAAATCAGGAACGGTTTGTCACGTTCTGAACCCTGATATCAATCAGGAGGTCTACGGCATGCCGGAATATATGGCAGCGCTGCTGGCCGCCAGCCTGGCCCACTCCGCTGACATGTTCCGTAAGCTGTACTACGACAACGGATCGCATGCTGGATGCATTGTGTATATTGGCGCCGGACAGGTTGACGATAAAAGCATGAAGGCTGTTAAGGAGACGCTCACCGGCGCGCGCGGTAAAGGCGCATTTAAAAACCTGCTGCTGCATGCGCCAGGCGGCGGAAAGGATGGTGTCCAGATTCTGCCGTTTCAGCAAATCACGGCGAAAGATGAGTTCATCAACATTAAGAACGCCACCCGGGACGACATACTCGCGGCACACCGTATACCCCCTCAGCTGATGGGCGCCATGCCAGAGGGAAACGGATCATTTGGGGACATAGAGAAGGCCGCCCGGGTCTACGCTATCAACGAGCTGACGCCCGTAATGGAAGCGCTGAAGGTGGTTAATGAGTGGGCGGGTGAAGAAGTGATCCGCTTCAACCCTTACGCGTTGCTTACCTCTGAGAAATAACCGCCAGAAAATTCAGTTTCTTTAGACAACATCAGCCATTTATAACAGGCCAGCGTTTTCGCTGGCCTCATCTTTTCTGCTTAAAAAATCCCGCATCAGCAGCCCTCTACGCATCGCTGCTTTTTTACTGTGCGAGGCATGCCTCCACCCAAAACGATCGCTCACCGTGACGCAGAATCCATGAGATCGCGCATTCTGCCGCCTTCCCTACCCTGACCCGCTTGCGGGGGCTTGCCCCCCGTCACCTGCGCGCAGTTATCCTTTCATTTTTCGTGCATGCTCAAAATGCGCCTTTGACCATGTCCTGACCGACCATATAGAGAGTGTAAAAAACTAAAAAACATTGCATAATCATGCGTACTTTCGCATGTTTAGTGAGGTATTCATCATAATCAAATCCGAATTGCCAACTAACACTTAAGACATGCTGCTGTTATCGATACTGTCTACACGGCTAGCCTTTAATAACTGCTCCATTTCCCTCTCTTCTTTTTGATTTAAAAACCTGCATTTATCCTCAGAAAGATAATATAATTTAAATATTCCCTTAGGGTTTGCCAATATTTTGAATAGCACGCTCATCATTGCATATAGTAAAGGATTTTCATCTCCATCACCCAAGAGTTCTTTTGCCTTTCTTAAGTTGTCTTCATCTATTTTCCCGATACTAATCGATAAAATATCGGCCTCTCTTTTAAACTCAAAATTATCCAACAAGTCAATATAATACATACCTGACCCATTTAAACCCAAATACCCTTCCTTATCATTAACTTTCAATCCCTTAGTATATTTATAAACATTCAACCCACTTTCAACCTTATATTCTATAGTTATTAATTTGTCTGTTTTCAAATCTTGTAAAGAATCAATTCCCACTATGTCATGAGGATTGTCACGAATGCTATCAATATTTTCCCTTACCCAATAATAAGCCAACCAATTACTATGATTATGTGAGTCCATCATATAGGCGCTATTATCCACAGAAGGGATAACTTCTCTCTTATAAACCAATAAATTAGCTTCAACCCCAAGCAATTCTTTAGTTATTTCAAGCTTATCCAAGGGGATGACAAGTCCAATTAACTTTTCAACTGAAAGACGAACCTCTTGAATATATTTACCAACCAACTCGGGTGCTAACTCTGAAGCAATCACTTCATTTAATATTGATGCATTCATCGATGACAATATTGATTCTAATTTTGATATGATTTGAGCTCTGTTATTTATTACATCCTCACCTTCCGAAACAACATTAATAAGATTTAAAAAACCATCTCCTTTCAAATAATTAATTACGTCCTTAATTTTATGCGTACTTAATTTCGTAACCTCATAGAAATCATTATCATCCCTAATAAAAACAACATTGAGATTATTATTATTGAAAGAACTCTGCGTTAGCATTAAGGCTATCATTTTATAAGTATCGCTAGAAATTGAACGCCAAGTTGCTTCACCCTCAGGAATTTCACGCAACTTATTTTGTGCATCAAAAACCGAATAATCATTTGGGATCGTAAACAAGAGGTCATAGAGCTCTTTCTTAAAATATAACTCTTCTAAGAATTCAGCATTCACCCAACTCTTCAATAAAAACCGAAGGTTTCCTAACTCATCCTCATTATCTTTTTTATTTTTATCTACATATTCTATTCTCATAATCAGCAAAGTGATAATCTCAAATAAACAACGTAGCATTTTTCTTTGTAATTCATTCAAACAATCATTTTCGTTCTGGTTATATAAATCCAAGTATCTTAATTTGGTTGTTATGAAATTCGTATCAATTTTAAATGCAGCGTGGTTACCATAAACAAAATGACGAATAACAAGGGATATATACAGGTCAACATATGCATAATTTGATTCCTCCGCTTGATACTTAACCATATATTCAAAATGATGGAAAATAACCTCATAAAATTTATTATAATTTTCTTTAGAGTAAATATATTGCGCAAGATCCATCAATGACCGCAGAATATCAGCAGCTTTATTTATATCACGTTGATTTAAAGCTTCCGCAGTCATTTTATCTAAAAAGCTAGCCAAGACTGATATTTCAACAATATCCTTTTTACTGGATGAAGTAATTGAGAGGTCGATATTTTTCAAAGTTAAAATATAGTTATCACTTGATGTGAGTTTATTGAACGCTTTTACACCAAAACTCAGTGACCATTCATCATTAAACAACAAACTATTTCTAACATTATTTACTAATGCTTCTTCGAATTTCTTGAATTCATTATATACAGAAGGTACTGAACTATAAACAAAACACTTTTTTAAAAGAGATGTAATTTCAGAAATATCCGACTCCAATAATTCCTCCCCAGAACTCGGGGTAATTTTTATTGATGCGCTAGATAATGGAGATAGAAAAGAGAATAAGAAATATAATTTTGGTGGAGTATTGTATTTCATCGAAATTATTTTGTCAGAGAGTTTAGATAAAAATTCAGAATCAAATCCCGAAACTATTTTAGCTGACTGATTAGGAAATACATTTAATATAATAGCTTTCTCATCCCAATAAACACCACTACGGTCTGTGCTATAGAATTCATGTTTAAAAATTATTGTACGGAATGCATTTTCTATAGCTAAACCTTGTTCGTTGATATTATCATATTTATGTCCTACATCCTCTATCGCATCAAACAAAAAAGATTTAATTATTTCGGGCTTCTCAGTGAGATTATATAACTTATAATACATGACCCCATACTGGATTATGAAGTGTAATGAAAGGAAGGTTGAAATCATATATCCCAACAAACCACTGCCGACAAGCAATAAGAAAACACCACATAAAAGGCTACATACAGAGTGAATACTAAAACTTAAAAAATTATGTTTTCTTAGCAGAAGCTCTTTGGATATAGATTCGAAACCATACTCTGATGACGTAGATACTTGGCCTACAAACATACTCATAAATGTTATAGATAAAGCGGCTATGGTACCATGTATACCTAATATACTTCCCCAGACGCTACCAATCCAATTAAGATATGCATAATTATAGAAAGAGGGACTGACAAAAAGATATTTGTAGGGCACATCAAAAAAACGTTCCCAATAAATACCAGAAAGAACAGTGAATGAAACTACGACATAAAATGTAATTGTAAATCTTATGTTATTATATTTAGATAGCCTTTCCGACCTGCACACAACTTCATTCTTCAAAATATATCTCCCTTATGTGATTACTGACACACTTTGAGCATACAAATAGGTGCGACAATTATCTTATTTAACTAAATTGCTCCTATAAATTTTTGTATAAAGACTGAAAAAATCCATTCCCGAGCTACGATGATGGTAATCATCATACATGTTTCCCACCTTTTATTTTCCCAGAGAGCAATTGCCATGTGCGAAGATCTATCTTCTTTAACCGATGCAGGTAATGCCCTAGAGGATCTCTGATAATTTTTGAATGGTCAATTTTAATATGTTTCTCCAAGGTCTTCCACAGCTTTCTAATCTGAACATCTGAATTATCCAGATCAAAACTGCGCAGTTCTCCATCATGAGTCGCGTAGTAAATGCGATCACCGTAACGTATGCGTTTACCATTAAGTAAATGATTAACCATGGATTCACTGAGTTGGATGCCAACAGACGAAGCAAAATCGCTCAACAAGACCTCAAGCGGAGAGTAATTGCGTGATTGTACGTGGGCCTGCGCTTTTTTCTTGTTATAGCTCACTTCTGTAACTCTTCTCAGTATAGCCCGGCGCTCTTTAGCGGGTAGTTTACTCACATCAAGCGCTCCCGTTCTTTCTCCAGGGGTCATTATCTCGGGTGTAGCAATGTCAGTTAACATCTCTTTTTTGCTGATTTTTTGGTTTGGGGGACAGTTATTGCCACGAGTCCAAGGGGCGACGGGGTCGCCCTGGGCGGCGCTTTCAGCGCCTGGGTTAGCGGGAGCCTTCTTCACCATCTTCCAGGTATGGACATGCGTGCATATTTTGTTTTCCTTACCGGTGATTGGCGACCAAATGCCATAAATACGAATCCCGTGATCGCCATAGGTTCCTGGTTCGACTGTCGGCTCGTAGGCGGTATGAATGAGGTAATTTTTGCGGGGAACAAGTACACCGCCCTGCTTCATGATGTAAGTGGCAAAACAGCCAACATCAGCAGCAGCGAGCACAGCGTCCAGTTTTGGATCCATAAGTACCGGAGCGCCCGGTTTGCTGGTTTTCATTGCACGAGTTGCCTGCGATGCGAACAATCGTAACTCGCGGTACGCCTGGCGGCCTGGAATCCCAAAAAAACGAAATTGTTGAACACGGTGCAACGATGCCCATGCAGTGACGTACTCGGCACTATCACGTAGTGATTTACCCGTCTCCTTGCTGACGGTGTCACCCAGCCCACGCCCATCGATGTTTTTACTGACGTACTTTGCAATATAACTGGCCGGAGTCCCCTTTCGCGGGTCTATCAGCTTTGACTTGAAACGAGCGCCAGTGTTATTGCCAAGTTCGGCGCGATCTTCTCGGATAGCGAAACGACGCAGCAGCTCTGTGATTGCACGTCGATGTTTTTTGCGCATAAAACACAATAAATGCCAGTGCACAGTTCCATCGTGATGTGGTTCGGCTACGCGGACGCCGTACCAGCGCAGCTCTTTTTTGTGCATTGCCTTACGGAATGCCGCAAACGTATCAACCAGATAGTCGCTGCTTTTCCTAACTGTCGAGTGATCCCATGTAGGGTTAGGCTTCCCGTTCATCAGTGTGGCGTGGTACTTAGAAGGACAGGTGATGGTATAGAACATGGCACAGTCGCCACGCATTTCAGCTATCAATTCCAGGCCTTTGACACAGGCCATCATCTCATTACGACGGTGCGCTGGATTGCTGGCACTTGCAAGCACCACATCCTCCATGCTGAGCGTGTCGCCATCTTCGTTAATCAGATCATGGTTGCGGAAAAAATCCATCGCCTTACGGCGTTGTTCCCGCTTCTGCAACAGAATGTCATGGCTGACATAAGGTGATGCGTGCCGATGAACAAGGCACGCAGCCCGAAGTAACTCTTCCCGCCATTCGTTGCGGAGTTGCCACAGCTTACGTTGCCACCAGTCAGCACAACGCATACGGGCAAGCGCGCCCGGTATCAGCTCGTAATTAATCGGGTTGCGGCGATTATGTTTGCTGCGGAGCGCTTCATAACCCGGCGGGATAACATCAAGGCGTGACACTTCGGCCGCCACACGACGATAGAGCTCCAGTATTACGATGGGAGAAGCTAATTCATCGGTCAGCATCTCACCGCAAAGCTGGATAAAAATCATATCAATGTGCGCTGCGACCAGCGTTGAAAGCCGCTTAACCTCCCGCTGATTCAGTTCAGCAAGTCGAAGGAGTTGATCAAGGCTATCCCTGCCAGCCATGGCCTGGAATGACAGCGACGCCTGGTTAGCACGGACCTTGTCAATTCTCACTAATGAGGGAGTAATGACCTCATTCAGATAGGTAGGCAAATGGCGCGGATCTTCTGATTTTTCCAAATACTTAATCCTTGTTTCCAGCGGCTTGCGCAGGAAACCAGGCAAGCTGGCGACGTCATCACGAATCAGGGTAAGAGGATCTACACGATGGAGTTCTGCATGTCGCTTAGCCTTCTCAATCAGCGCATCATTCAATTCGTCATAGTGCCAGGGATCGCAATGTGCAACAGAAAAGAGGTACTCTTCTGCTGCACGACTCATTGCTTCAGCCTGCTCGCGTTGATCGCTTTTATCCTGCTCATAAAGCGCAATCCAGACGGCCAGCGCAGAGGGTTTCCGTGCAGGCACATCAACAGCATAAGGGTTTACTGGCTGCTTTCTGGCATTCCAGCTCCATGCCAGGGATGTGGAGTCAGGCATAACTCACCTTCGAATCTTATTTTGCAAAGCCAACGCTTTAACAAGCCGGCGCGCCAAACATTTCGGCATATGTCGCATCACCCATCACCGCCCCACAGTCCGGGCAACCTCCACCACCAGAACGACCGCAACCACCACACACGCGAAGAACGCCAATCACTTCACCGGCCATATCGCGGGTTTTGGCGCTAACGGAACGTCGAACTCTGAAGGCGTGGAGATTGAAAGCGGAGTAGATCTGGCGTGTTTCTGGTGTGTCGCTATTCGAGATGACCGATCGCGTTCCATGCTGGCGATTAACGTCCAGCAACGCCGTAACCAAAGCGCGGTGATCATCCAGGGTAAATGGCTTGCCGTAAGCGGTAAAATTGGCTGTTTTGCTAGTCGGGATGTACGGTGGATCGCAGTAAATCACGGAGTCCAGGCGATTCCTGGCGACGTACGGAATGGAAGTACGAAAATCATTACAAAGAAAGAGCGCGTGAGTATCCCGCGCCTTTTCGGCAAATAGGCGCATTTCTGCTTCTGGAAAATAAGGCGCCTTATAGCTGCCAAATGGAACATTGAAACCGCCATCCCTGTTGGTGCGATAAAGCCCGTTAAAGCAGTGGCGGTTCAGGTATAAAAATGATGCAGCCCACCGTACAACGTAATCATCTGCACACTCGTCATCCCACGACAGGTGGTTGAACAACTTGCGCTCTTCGTAATAGCTATCTTCGTTATTGCCATTTCTGAATACGTTCCTGGCGATCAGTATCAATCTTTCAGGGTCTTCCCTGAGCGCGAGGAAGAAATTGATCAATGCGCGATTGCTGTCACAAAGCACATAGCGGCGGTATTCCGTATTCATAAAGACTGTGCCACTGCCTATAAAGGGCTCAATCAAGCAATCGGCTTTAGGTAAGTGCTTCAGCAGCTCCGGCAACACGCGGGTTTTACCGCCAGCCCACTTAAGAGGTGACTTAATCATTTGCGGCATTCCTGGTTATAGGTTTCATGGGTCATCAGTCGCCACTGCTTACCACCGTTTTTGCTGAGCAAACGCCAACGGAGGCCAATGCGGATCACGAGATAGGCGTGTGGCTTGACGCGGGTGTAATTACGCTGTCCACGAGCAAAGCAATTCAGGGCGGCAAGCGCCCTCTTACAAACCGGCAACGGCGCGTTACAAACAACAGATAAATGCGAATGCATGGCGGCCCTCACAGCGATCCAATGTGTGGGGAGGTTAAGCGCTGCCAGATTTCGCAGACTTGCTCCGCTTGATATCGCGCGTCAGTGAGCGTGTAACATGCCAGGGCGCTTCTCGCATGAGGCGCATAGTCTGTGGCAGCAGCAAGGTCGAGAAGTGAACGAATGCAGCGGTATTTTGTGCCTTCAGGTAAAATGCCTGACACCTCTAAGCGATCCACGGCATAACGAAGTGAAACCAGTTTTTCCGGGGCATCTTTGAACCATACGAATAACGCCGCGTTCCGGGGACAGGTGTTGTCGGCGATGAAAGAAGCAAGGCTGCAAAGTGCATCTTCTTCAGCTTCGGTTGCGCTCATTACTTCGGCGCGCCAGTGAGAGTCTTTTTTCATCCAATCGAATGCCGTACTAATGCTGATACGGCCCTTCAAGCTTTCAGATTTACGAATGTCTATCGAAGAATAAAAAACCTTTCCGATCTGCCCTGTTGAGGGTTCAAAAAACACAGCTTCAATGGCACACAGAGGTGATGACGGTTTCTTACTAACGTTAATCAAATCGATCATTACGTGATTCATAGTCTACTGCCCTCGCTGGTGATTGTTTCGTGGTTGGCTATCCACTGCTCAAGTGCTGAATAAATCTCTTCGGGGGTAAGGCCTTGCTCTTTCAGCAGGCCCATACGGATGCGCAGCAATCCGAGTAAGTGGGCGCGCTCGCCTTTGCGCGCATTGGTGCTGATTCCCATAAACTCTGGATCGCTTATTCCGCCTTCCGGCTTTATTGACGTAACCGACATGCAACCTCCTGAAAAAGGCAAAACGAATCCCCGGCAAAATGAATGCCGTTGTTTTTAATGCTGGTTAATTAGTGGTTAGGGCGCGGCTTTCTTTTAATCTGCTTAAATATCCTTTCATGCCAGTAATACATGAAATCAATAAAGGTCATTCGCGCGCGATCGTGATTACCGCGAATTGCTTTTTCGAGCCCGTAAATTATTAAATCTTTAGACGGGCTTTTTGAGCTAATGGTGATACGAGCACCATTTTTTAGATGTACAGTGAACCCCTGCTCGGCAATTTCCACTGCTTCTCGAATCAGCATTTCCTGTTCCCAAGATGTTTTTTCTTCGGTGAACATGGCGTACTCCGATGATCAGTTAAAGCGAGGGGGCTCCAGCCGCCAGGAGGCTCTAGCTCCCAGTTTCAGGTGTTCTAAGATCTCCGGTGTAACCTCTACGGTTACCTCCTGCGGCTGAACAAACTTCATAGCCCTCTCCAGTTGCTCAGCATCCAGAGATAGCAGGTCATATGGTTTGGGGATGTCACCATCGGTCACGGAAATAATGATGTTGCGGAGTTCTTCAAGAGTGCATTCATCATTCTCGCCTTGCAGCATTGCGAAATGATAAAGGTGGGATACGCCATGACGTAAAAGCTGGAGAGAGTAATCATGATTCCATTCCAGAAACTCTTTATTGAAATGGAAGCATTGTAAAAGCGAGTTAATTTTGTCTGCATATTCGAGTTTCATTTTCGCCCCCAGAGATTAAAAAGCAATAAACCGCTTTTTACTCATGATTCTGTCAATCGTTCGGCATGCTTCTGATAAAGCAAAGTCAATGCCGTAATAATGGCCTGTGTGCGTAATTTGATAGCGCTGGCGGTTGTACGGTTTTTTGCGTGGGAGTTTCAGAATAGTAAAACCACAGTAAAGGCTGGTTTTGCTATTGAGTTGTGATACTGATCCGCGGCTACCGTTCTTCATGTTTCCTCTCCTGAAACCGGCTATCGACCTGGCTCACCGAGACCAAGCCACATCAACCACCCTTCCCTGATCTCCTTTGGACGACTTTCGTAGGCCAGTTTCATGCCGTTGTTCCAGGCTGGAAGGTAAACCCAGTACTCGCCCGCACGGCCTGAAGTTGACTGGGGATCGGTCATCTCGATTACAGGTAACTTCCCTTTCTCGATCATTCCTCTTACGGCTGCCGGAGTTTTACCAATAATTTTCGCAAACTCCTGATACGGGATGGCATCGCTGCTACTGACAATTTTTTTGTTCATCTGATAACCTCTTATCTAGATCTAACCAATGGGCTTCAATGTTCTCTAATGTGCCTTAGTGTTTTTAGAGAATATCGAGCAATAGTAGAGAATACCGAAGATATTAGAGGATCTTGATAACATGTCAACAGCTATTAGTGAGAAGCTTGCGTTGATTCGCGAGTCCGAGAGACTTAACAGAAAGCAATTTGCTGAAATTACAGGAGTTCCTTACAGCTCACTCACATATTATGAAAGCGGAAGGACCATACCCCCTACCGACATAGCGATGAAAATTCTCCAACACCCCCGATTCTGTAAATACGCTCTTTGGTTTATGACCGATCAGGTGTCCCCTGAATCCGGTCAAATCGCACCGGCCCTCGCACACTTTGGGCAAGACTTAACAACCTCGCAGCACTCAGACCAAAAGACTGGTTAACAATTAACCGGTCTTACATACATTTCAAATGTCTATTATTGGTCGAAAAGTATTCATCACATAATTGCAACGCGTTAAGGCCTAAAGGCAAACGCACCCATCGGAGGGTTTTCTTATGACTATTAAGAAACTCGATGATGGTCGATATGAAGTGGACATCAGGCCTGCTGGTCGCAATGGAAAGCGTATCCGCAGGAAGTTTGATAAGAAAAGTGAAGCGGTAGCTTTCGAGAAGCATACCCAGTTCAACCACCACACCAAAGAATGGTTGTCAAAACCGACGGATAAGCGGCATCTGTCTGAACTGATACAGCTTTGGTGGAATTTGAAAGGCAAGCATGAGGAGCACGGTCGGATAAACCGCAACAAGTTAGATATTTTTTGCAGGATTACCGACGATCCTCGTGCTTTTCAGATTACAAAAGCACTGATTAGTCAGTATTACGCGGCAAGAAGAAGCCTGGGCATTAAAGCTTCCACCATTAACCGTGATCTCAACAGCATCAGTGGTATGTTCACAGCGCTTATCGAGGCCGAGTTGTTTTCGGGTGAACATCCGATCAGAGGGCGGAAGAAGTTGAAAGAAGAAGTCCCCGAAACTGGCTATCTGACAGAGGACGAAATCAAGCACTTGCTCTTTAAACTGGACGGTGACAACAAGAAGATAGCTGTTCTCTGTTTAAGCACTGGTGCTCGCTGGGGAGAAGCGGCTCGACTCAAGGCGGAACACATCATACAGAACCGTGTGACGTTCGTTAAAACCAAGAGTAACAAGCAGCGGACTGTTCCAGTTTCAGCGGAAGTGGCAAAACTCATAGCGGATGGTAAGCGAGGGTTGTTATTTGGTAAGGCGTCATATTCTGACTTCAGGCAGATACTCAGGGAGGTAAAACCTGATCTTCCGACCGGCCAGGCGACGCATGCACTACGCCACAGTTTCGCGACGCATTTTATGATTAATGGGGGGAGCATAATTACATTACAGAGGATCTTAGGACATGCGCGAATTGAGCAAACTATGGCCTACGCTCACTTTGCACCGGAATATCTTCAGGACGCGATCTCGCTTAACCCGCTGAGAGGTAGCGCTGATGTGTGAAACGTCCACATAATGTCCACAGATGGGTAATTAGTTATGGCTTTCAATGGTCTTGCGTGCCGCGTAACTCCGCATTGTACCGTTGAAAGCCCTTTGTTCCGGGTGTTTCCAACGCACCCGACGGGGCTTTTTTTCCCACCGCGTGGACAAGTATTCCCCAGACAGATGTGATAAATTTAAAAATATCACTGTTTATTTGACGCTGATGTCCGTTTGCAGCCCAATATGCTGGGGTGACGTTTGGCGTGCTGGAGCTGTATTATTCATGTCAGATTTTATTCTTGCCCGGGTGTCGCAAACCCTCGCTGCGGAACAGTCCCTGGAAACCCTGGTGCGCCAGCTGCTGGAGATGCTGGAGGCGGTGACGCGAATGGAGTCCACCTACCTCACCCGCATTGATATCAACGCCCAGCGGCAGCAGATCATGTTCGCCCACAACAGCAGCGAAATGCAGATCCCGGAAGGATTTTCCGTCCCCTGGGATGAATCCCTGTGCAAACGCGCCCTTGAGGATCAGTGTACGTTTAGCAATGACGTTGCCAACCGCTGGCACTCCTGCATCGCCGCCCAGGAGCTGGGAATCGCTACTTTTTTAAGCATTCCCGTCCGCCTGGCCGACGGTTCTCTGTTCGGCACCCTCTGCGCCACCAGCCGGCAACAACAGCCTTATAACCTCGAAGGCGAACAGGTCATGGGCCTGTTCGCGAAGCTCATTTCCCACTACGTGGAAAAAGACACCCTGGTGCAACAGCTGCAGGCGGCAAACGTCGCGCTGGAGCTGCACTCGTCTACCGATGAGCTCACCCAGCTTCCCAACCGCCGCGCGCTGTTTAAGCAACTGGCGTTACGCTTTGCCTCCGCCCGCGCCCAGCAGCAGCAGGTCTCGCTTATTTTTATCGATCTCGATGGTTTCAAAGCCATTAACGATCGGTTCGGCCATCCGTGCGGCGACAGCTTTCTGGTGCAGGTCGGCAAACGACTCACCGCTGTCGCGCGCCGGGAAGATATCGTTGGCCGCCTTGGCGGCGATGAGTTTTTGATCGTCGGTAGCGCCCAGCAGCCTGCCGCACAGCAGGCGTATGTCACGTCCCTGCGTCAGGCTCTGTGCGGCGTCTACTTCCTCGGCGAACAGCGTATCGACTATGAGGGCGCCAGCTTCGGGGTGGTCACCTGCGATCCGCAGAGTATCGATGTTGAAGCGGCCTTACGCGCTGCCGATGAGGCGATGTACCAGGATAAGAAGTCCCGCCGCCAGGAGAATTTCATTCATATTGACTAA